GCTACGTCAATGTATTCTTTTTCCTCTGACATTATGCAGCTCCCTTACGCATTGCAAATGAGATCTTGCGAGAAATAATGTCTGCGAGTGCAGTTTCATCCATACCTTGTGAAGGATAGACGTTTACTACTACACCTGAACCGCCACCGCCAGAAAGAAGTTGAATCATTGCCTTGTCACGCTTTGATAGACCGTCTGGGTCAAGAGGCTCAACACGCTCAGGGCGACCAGCCTCTGCAATTTGAGCAAGAGTTCCTCCGCGAGATGGCATAACGATTCCACCTTGCGCTAGTTGAGGAATTCTTATGTCTATCTTAGGGATATCAACTGCAAGAGGGCCTTTTCCAACTGTAAACCCTCCAAGTGTGAAACCTTTTCCAGCTACGTTCTTGTTCCACCAGTCCTTGGCAGCCTGCCAGCTAGCCTCGAGGCTTGATTTTAAGAAACCAAAGACGTTCCCTGCGCTATCAAGGAATTTTTTAGGGATACCCGCTACCCAAGAGACAACTTCTGTAAACTTTAGTTTTAGTGCAGTAAAAGCGTCTCCAAGTTTTGTCGTTATCCAGTCCCAAATCTTTGCGCCTTTTTCAAGAAGCTTTGCGGCCAAGCCACCAATAAACTCAAAGATTGCAGTCCAGTTGGCAATAAAGTTGTCCTTGGCAGTGATGAATACATCAACAATCCAATCCCAGATTGCCTTGCCCTTTTCAAGAAGCTTTCCGCCAAGCTCTCCAATAAATGTAAAGATGGCAGTCCAAGCTGCAATGTAAAGATCAACTGCCTTCTTAAACGTATCAACTACCCAGTCCCAGATTTTCGCGCCAACTTCTAATAGTTTTCCGCCCAGCCCCTTAACAAAATCAAAGATTGCATCCCACGCCGCGATGTAGAGTTTAACTGCTGTCTTAAATGTGTCAACAATCCAGTCCCATATCTTTGAGCCAATTTCTAGTAATTTTGCTGGAAGTCCTTTAATAAAGGCAAGGATCTCATCCCAGTTTTTAACAATTGCAAGAATAATTAAACCAAATGGCCCCGTAAATATCGCAAGGATAAGTGGCCAGTTCTCCTTTACCCAGTCAATTACATTTCCGACTATCTCTTTTATCTTGTCAAATAGAGTAGGCACAATTTCTTTTATCTTGTCCCATATTCCTGTAAATATCGCTACTAGGTTTGGCCCTAGCTCTTTAAAGAACGCAACGATCTTGTCCCAGTTCTGAATAATAAGTGGAACTAGCAATAAAAGAATTCCTATAGGACCGCCTAAAAGCGAAAGCCCTCTGCCAGCAGCGCTAAGTCCTGCGCCAGCAATTCTACCTGCTGCTCCAAGGCCTCTTAGCGCAACTGACTTAGTATTTGCAGCTACGGTGCTTAGTCCTAATGCTGCTCTTGATTTAGCCGAGGCAGCTGGAAGTCTAAGACCAATCGCAGCAGCAGCTTGATCAGAAGATATTTGAATGCCCTTCATGGCTGCTTGCTTTTGTTTGTCAATGATCATCTGTTTTTGTAGTTCTGTGCGCGCCTTTACTGAACCGCCTCTTACTGCGCTAAACGGATCTTTAAAGAAACCTACGCCTTTACCGACAGCAGCGCCGATCTTAGCAAATCCACCAATTACACCTGTAACACCAAACTTAAGAGCAGTAAAGATAAGACCAATAGCTGAGAAGAACGCAAGTATCTGGCCGACTCTTGTAACAATTTCCTTGATAACAGGGTTTTCCATTACCTTAATAACAACGTCAGCTGCCTTAGATAGAGTGTCAAAGAAGACCTGTATCGCACCAGCGTCTGTGAAGATTGCGACGATCTCAAGAAGCTTAGTTATAAGAGTAGCTAATGACGGAGCAGCCTCGTTTGAGTTCTTAAGAATTGTAGCAAAGCTGTCAGTGCCGGTTGCTAGTTGATCCCAGAACTTCTTAACGTTTGGATCTGCTCCAGCCTTTATAACCTCTAGTCCGTAGCCACCAATTGCCTCGGCTGCGGCAATTCCGTTATCTGTTGAGTCCTTAAAGAACTTCTTAAGCTGTTCCTGTCCTTCAACTGTCTTTCCAAACTCCTTAAACTTCTTTAAACTATCCTCAAGCCAGTCGAGCAGCGTCTGTCCACCGGTGCCTGGACCAACGTTTGCCTTGATAACTACACCAAGAGCTCCAAACGCTTCCTTAAATACCTCACCAATCTCAGCTGCAACATCTCCAGCGGTATTGAAGAACTCCTCGAGCTTCTTCTTACCTTCTTCGGTGTCAAGACTCGTTTCAAAGTCGTCTGTTACTTTCTCTAGCCAACCAAGAAACTTCTCAGTTAAAGGCTGAAGAGCAATAAGAGTAGAAAGAATAATTCCATAAACGTTTCCAACGATGTCGCCCAAGGTGCGGATGTTTGTTGCGGAGTTCTCGAACACTGTGGCAAGATCCTTAAGATTTCCAGCCTCTGTTATTGCCTCCGCAATTGATATTGATGCGTCTCCAAGAGCAGATCCGACTTCCTTAACACCCTCTTTAATTACAGGGAATCCCTTTTCTGCAACAATCTCAATACCTTCTTGCAGCTTAGGAAGAAACGCGCCAGCGGCTGCTTCCTTAATCTCTTCAACCTTTGGCTTTAGTTCAGAGATAAACTTAGCAAATGTTTTCTGTGACTTTGTTAATCCTTCTAGTGGGTCGTCAGCTCCGCCTTCGCCGCCCTTTTGTGCCTTTGCAAGATCTTCATTAGCTCTCTTTAGATCTAAGGTAGCGTCCTTCTCTGCGCGCAAGGCGTCACGAGTTTCTTTTACTCTCGCCTGTTGCAGATCGTCCTTAGCCTTTAACGCGTCGTTAAGTTTTTCCTGCGCGTTAATTACAACTTCTGTGCCCTTAACACCTGTCTTTGATAAACGGTCTTGCTCTGCTGCAAGATCTGAGTTTGCATCCTTTGCCTTACGCAGTCCAAGCTCCGCCTGCGCATACGCGAGCTCAGCCTCCTTGCGAGCACGAGAGTTTGGTGGGAGATCTTGAGCACGCTGCAAAGTTTCGCGAGCTTTTTCAAGCTCAAGGGCTGCCTTCTTCTCAGCAAGCGCCGCGTCCTCTGCGTCAAAACCAAGTTGCTGAAGCTCTTCATTTCCTTCAGCGACAGCTTTGTTGTAATCAAGCTGGGCTTCTGTTATGTCTGCCTTAGACTTTTTAAGGTCCTTGTCATATTGAAGAGTATCTTCAGTGTTCTTTTCAATAACAAGAGCAAGAGCTTTCTCAGCGTCTTCCACACGACGTTTCTGCGCGGTATCATCCTTGGCTGCCTTAGTCTTTGCCTTGTTAAGCTTGCCGACTGCAGCGCCAACTCCGCCTAATGCTAGTTTAGCAGTTATTGCGCCTATGGCCACTGAGCTTAGAATAGAACCAAAAACAAGTAGTGAAGGGCCTGCTGCAGCTGCTGACGCGCCCAAGGCAACTAATGAGGTTATCAGTGCGCCAGCAGCAGAGGCGAGAGCGGCTAGTCCAGTACCGACTGTTCTTCCAGTTCGAGTAAGAGACACAAGCTGCTTATTTGTGGCAATCGCATTTTTGATAAACGCACTGTCAAATATGCTCTTGTTGTTTTTTGCAAAACCTCTGCTAAAGCTTCTTCCGGCATCAGCTCCAGCGCTACCTCCAACGTCTCCAATCCCGCTAAAGCCGTTTTTGATGTCGCTTGCTACCTTATCCGTTATCGCGCGAACAACGATGTGTGCTTCTCCAACAAGTGCCATTTTTTCTCACCTCCTTTCGTGTACTGTTTTTGTTTTTTAGTTAGTGTTGAAATGGAGCGTCTAGGACGTTTCCAAAAGGTTTTTGTAGGTCTGCATTAACACTAGTTGGTGCAACGTAGGCCTTTGGTCGTTGTGCTGGGTTGAATGGCTCAGGCATTTTTTCCTCAGGAGTATCAACTTCATCTGTTGGTGAAGGTTCGTATGCTCCATTAGAGGTTTTACGGCTATACTTGTATGAGCTGTGATACAACTCTTGGTATATCGAGTCACGTGTTTTATCACGAGCTTCGGCCTGCTCCGCAGTTGAGTAGTTTAGATCATCCTCAAAGAAGTAGTGAATGACATCCAGCATGTCGCTGGCTGGCATGTCTACTAGTTGCAGTCCGTTTACCAATGCTTTTCCATTCACGTAGTACCAGAGATCTACTGCCCAGGAGAGGAGAGCTCTGGCTGCTCTTCCGGGCGGTTTGTGTACTCTTCTACTAACCAGCCGGTGATCTCACCGAGAGTTTCTACAGATACGATTTTTTCCTTGTCGGATAAAAGAGCATCAAATCGAGCGTAACTTTCATCTTGCAATACTTGCTTGAAGAACGAGGTAATTACCTTTGCAGCTGCCTCTGGGGCATCTGATGAAGCGTCCACAACAAGTTCAAGAAGAAGCTTTCCTTGCATTACGGGAACGCAATGAAACTCCTCGTCGTGAAGCTTAAATGACAGCGGCTTGTTTTCTCCTGCCGTGCCGGCGCCAAAGTCCTTGAATCTATTAGTCATTTATTTCTCTTTTCTCATGTGTCTTGAGACGGGTGTCTCGAGTTTATTTTATCACAGTACTGCGATGTACAATTGGTCTTTTAGATACCTATTTGCACGAGTACCAGGGTGCTTTACAGCACGAGAGTATATGACTCTCGTACCTGCTGTAAATCTAAGTGCCTTAGCCTTGTTAGGTTTAATTATGTGAGGCTTAGTTCCTTCGTGGTGCGCAAGGGCATACTCCACTGTAGAGCCAATCCACACCATCTGGCCGTAGGCAGTTCTGCTTTGTCGACTGTGTATCGACTGTTGTAGTTTTTTGGTCTTCTTGCCGACTTGCTTTTTTGCGCCAAAAACAATCAGTCTTGCACGTCCTGCAAGAAAACGTCCTACTTCTCCAGCTGGACTTTTTAACATCATGTTCATTGGTCCAGGATAGAGAATTACCTTTACCGCCATTATGGAACCACCACTGACAGTTGCATGTTAACTACCTGAAAACCACCCTCAGCGGTAGAGGCATCAACAGTTGCAATAACTCCCATGCCGGGAATACCTTCATCCCAAGGATCAAATGACTTCATTGACTCCATAAGTACCCACGCGTCAACTGCTGATAAGGCACTGCCAGCTTCGATCTTTTCAGCTGATGGAGGGCGACCGTTCAATCCAACTACAGGAACCTCTCGAGCAATTGAAATCGTGAGAACAGCAGTTCTTGGCATGTGGCACCTTTGAGGCGTTGCAGCCTGATCCCCTGGCATACCAAGGTAAACTTGAACAAATGAAACCACTAGTTGTTCGCAGTCAATGGCAGGATCTCCCATTGTCCAGTAGCAGCGAGCAGGCAGAGGTACTCCATAGGAGGTAAACACCGATGTAACCTTTTCAAGAACCTGGTCCATCATGTTCTTAAGGCTAAGTGCATCTGGATCTACGCTTGAAACGTCATATATAGCTGCCATTTAGATACCCTTACTTCTCGCCTGTGGAATTAGCCTCGGGCGCAGGTGAAAGTGTCTCTAATCCCTTGTGAGCGGCTGTCTTACCTGCTTCAAAGTGCTTTCGAGCAGTACTCGAGATATTAAACATTCTTTTACTGTCTTGCATCACTGCTTCTCCTTAGTGTCGTTAGTTAAGGTTACCCGCCGATTGTGAAGGCATTGACTCCTCCGTCGGCTAGCTGAAATCTTACGTTTCCGGAGCAGACTAGAACGGTTTCGGTGGTTCCCGGTGTTTCTACGCTAGGGCGTGACGCGTAGAGATCATACGTTCCAGGGTCAGTCATTCCTATAGTTTTAAGTGCGTCATTGTAGGCAATGTTAAAGGTAATATCAAACGCAGCCTCGTCAATACTTACCGCACCTGCGTCAAGCTCGAGCTGCTTTGTTTGACCGTAGTTGCGAAGAATAATCTCTGGAACCCAGTCGCCGTCATCAACAAGAAATTCGGCAGCGATATACTCGAGAGGCACAGTAATAGTTCCTCCGTTTGCTTTTACTGAGATGTCAAGCTCACTTGTTCCAAGACGAAGAGGCTTTGGAGTATAGCGACGTCCACGTGGAACGTCAGGGGAGAATACACGTGACTTTGTTCGCGCCTTGTCAGGGTTGGTTGCCTTTAGGAAAAGGTCTACCATGTAGATACCTGTGCGCATCTCTTCGATGAAATCCTGGTTATCAAGAAGGGTATAGGAAACGCCTTGACGAGATATCGAGGTAACTCTCTGTGGAAGAGCACAGTCATCGTCTCCTGAGTAGAGCTTGGCAAACTCGATGGCTAGTGTTCTTGCTGCCATCTTACCCATCGTTGGAGGGTATGTTCCATAGGAGTATGTAATCTCAAGATTACACGGAGTCCACTGGATCCCAGTAGCTGCTTGAATTGTTGAGTGATCTACTAGATAGTAAGATGATGGGTCGACAATAAGTCCGTCACGACGACGAATCGCGTGAACCTTTGTTACAGGGCGTCCACGCAAACGAATACGTGACTCAGGTGATAAACCGTCAACTACACGGTCATTAAAGTTATCAAATTCATCGGACGGGATGTTAAACACCGAACCGTTAAGAAGTAAGGCTTGATATGTGTTTACAGAAGCTCCGAGGCGGAACACACGATTTTGGCAAACATAGCGCTCAGTTACAGTCGTAACACCGCTGTACTTGCGACCTGACATTGCCCACAAAAGACCGGAGGCAGACTTGCATGCTTCATAGGCAAACTCTGAGTCGGCGTAGTCGCCAAGCTCGTCTGGTGTTACCCAAAGGTTACTCATATCCGTCCTTCTTGTCCTATTAGTAAAACGGGCGGTGTACCTGTGTACATATATTTACACATTGGCACACCGCCCAAATTACGAAACTACGCTGTTGGGTCCTCGGTTGAAGCAATGATAAAGTCGACAGGTACATCGGCGTTGTAATCATTGTTTCCTGGAACGTTGTAAGCGCTTGTTGAACCTTGGCTTGTGAAGTCGGTGACTGCACGGCTGTTGGTTGCAACTAAAGCTGTTCCTACAGGTGATACTGCAGTTGATGCAACATCTCCGGCAGTTTTTGCGAAACGGAACGTGGTAGTGCTTGGTACAGCGGTAATGGTGTGAGTACCATTTAGTGTGCCATCAACGCCAGATACAACGACTGTGTCGCCAATCTCAAAGGTATGAGCAGATGACGTTGTAAGAGTTGC